ATCCGGACCGCTGGCGCACAGGGCAATGGTGTGGTCGGCGATATAGCCGGGGCAAGGACCGCGACGTTCGTTGTTGGCGGGGCAGGGGTTCAGGCGCTGGAATTCGGCGCGGACTTTGCTGTCGCGGGCTTCGGTTGATGGGATCGCCATGGCGATGGTCAGGGCGATAAGGATGGCGTGGCGAGTCATTTTTTACGGCGCTTAGCATCGCCACACAGGGATTCGCAAGGAATTCCATCTTTGTCGCGATCCAGGCTTTTCTGTCCGCAATCATTCAATCGGCGGCGGGCTTCTGCACAGGTGGGTAGATCCGTGCACTTCGGCTTTCCCAGGCAGTCGGCTGCGATTGTTTCCGGGCCCTTGTTCAACTTTCCCGCCTGAGCTGGCGTGATGGGTAGCGCAATGGCTGCGGCCAGGAATGCGCGACGGTTCACATCAACTCGCCTCTGGACTCACATATCTCAATCGCTTTTTCGCGAAGATCACCGCCGTTGACGGCATTTCCGCGTTTGTACGCGTCGTCACAGCGCGACATGCCGGCCCCTAAAGCGGATCCGTTCAGGCCGCATCGACGTCCCAGCGAGTCAACGAAGTACGGGCGGCGAAAGGTCTCGCAGCCGAGCGTTGCCTCACCCGCGTTCAGTGGCCATTTGTCGCCGAAGTCCGCCGCCTTGACCAAGCCGGGCTGTGTGGATTCGCCCGGCAACAACACCCAGGTGGCAAAGATCGTGCCGATCAATACCAGCCCGGCCAGTTGCCAGCGGGAAGTTTTTTTCTGCTGCGGTGCCTGCATGCCTGCCTCCTAGTTTTGCGCCAGCCGGCGCGCGAGCGTTTCGACGATTTCCGCATCTTCCACCGATAACGTGAGCACTGCGATCTTCTGCGCCAAGACGCGAGCCGGTGTTTGATAGGCGGTGGGTTCTTCCTCCACCTTGCCACTGGCTTCCAGTCCGAAGACCAGAAAGTTCGCATCGAAACCCATGTCTTTCAACATGGACAGCTGCTTTGCATCCGGATAGCTGGCGTTTGATTCCCAGTTGAAAACCGTTTTTGTGCTGACCCCGATACGACTGGCCAGATCGGGCTTTGAAAGGGCGAGCCGATTCCGCTCGCCGAGCAGGCGCGCACCAAATAAGTGGAAATTTTTTTCCGAATTCGTTGACACGAGTAAATAGTTACCCTATCGTGGTGTTACACATTGAACTTGAGGCCACTATGAAACAGCCCAGCAGCGCACGCAATCCGCGCGGCGTTACGAAGTCGAAAACAATCGCACTGCGGTTGCGCCCTGACGAACGCGCCAAGGTGCTTTCAGTTGCCGCCGCGAAGGGCATGACGCAATCGGCGTTGGCTCGTGAAGCGGTTCTTGCAGGGATAGATTCAGTCGCCGCAAACGATTCAGACGCGATCCAAGCGTAGGCCAAACGCATAACCCAGTCTCGGTGACTCACGCCTGAAAACACCATGACCTTCGACGACAACACCTTCGACGCGCTGGACATCGCCATCTACGAGACGGTGCACGGCTACATCAACCCGCGCACCGGTAAGCGCGGCGCGGCCGGTCTGGCGCCGGTGGTGGGCATGCCGGCCAGCACGCTGCAGAACAAGGCCAACCCGGCCGAGACCTTCGCCAACCTGTCGATGAAGGAAGCCCGCTCGCTGATGCTGGCCACCGGCGACCACCGCATCGGGCATCAGTTGATGGCGGACATTGGCGAGGTGTGCGTGCCGGTGCCGGTGCATGAGTTCCCGGCCGATATGGATTTGCTGGAGGCCTGGGCGGTGTGGCAGGCGGAAATCGGCGAAACGGTGCTGGCGCTGAAAGACGCGCTGGAAGATGGTCGCGTCACCCGGGCCGAGGTCGCCCGCGTGCGCAACGAACTGGCGGAAGACTTTGCCAAGGGACTGGCGATGCTGGATGTGCTGGGCGGTATGGCCGAACCGGAGCGCGCGAAATGAACAAAATAGACGTCTGGAGATTGCAGGTAGTGCTTCGCACCAACGCCGCATCCAGTAGACCGATCGCTGTGCGAGCTTCGATTGGTGGAGGGTGGTTTGCTGACCGTCGTTTTGTTCCTGGTTGCACGGGCCGCAAATGAACACCCCGCGCATCCCGTCGCCGAACATCCGCAAGCTGCTCAATCATCTGCGCGCGGCGGGTGCGCTTGGGTTGATGACTCAGCTGCAGGATGAAATCTACGAACTGGAAATGGAGCGCCAGCAGCTGTGCGACGCGCTTGAGTTGATGATCGTGGCGGACCGCTCGAACTGGGCTGATCGGAAAGATCAGGCTGTAGAAATCCTGAAAACACAGGGGTGGTCATGTCCAACTACATAAATTGCCCCCACTGCGGCGAGCGGCTGCGCGTCCGCACCTCCCGCGATGCCTCCAGCAGCGTGCGCGAGTTGTACATGCAGTGCGAGAACGTGGAGTGCGCGTTTACCTGCAAGGCCCATCTGGCGCTGGTCAACACCATTGCGCCGTCGATGGTGCAGAAGAATGGGGTTTACATCCCAATGTCGCGCGTTGCCGAACGGCGCGCGGCAAATAAGGAAAACGCCGTCAACCAGATCGGCCTGCCAGGGCTGGACACCATGAGCCACCCACGCGACATGCCCCACCTGAACAACTCCGGCTAAGGCCGGAACACCTCCCAAAACCGCAGTGAGCGCACCGGCTGTTTCAGCCGTGCAGGGACTCTTTTTGCCTGAAAAAACCATGACCATCCGCTACGACCAACGCCAGCAATACCAAGAAGCCCGCCAGTTCGCAAGCGATTACGGCATGTTTATCGTCGAGAAGAGCAACGGCGAGAAAACGCGATATCTCGTCTACCGCCGCGCCAAGTACGGCAGTGTGTTCCTGGGCTACCGGGGCAGCATTCCGGCGCTGCGCAAGTTCGTTGAAGACTGTTCAACCTGCAAGACCAGCCGGAAAGCCGCGTGATGGACGAACGCACCTACGCCGAGATCAAGGGCCGGCTGGTCAGGGACTACGCTTTCAAGGCGGCGGGTTCTGACTGGCTGCGCCAGGGCAAATGCCCAACCTGCGGCAAGAAGGAACTCTACGTCTCGGCGAGCAAGCCTTGGGTGGTGCGCTGCGGCCGTCTGGCCAAGTGCGGCGCCGAGATGGCGGTAAAGGAGCTTTACCCGGATCTGTTCGACGACTGGAGCAAGCGCTACCAGCGCACGCCGGAGAACCCCAACGCAGCGGCGGATGCCTACCTGAGCAATGGGCGCGGCTTCGATCTGGCCCTGATTCGCGGCTGGTACAGCCAGGAACAGTACTACGACCACGATCTTGAGATCGGCAGCGCGACGGTGCGCTTTCCGTTGGGCGCCGGGCACTGGGAACGCATCATCGACCGGCCGCAGCGCTTCGGGGCGAAGAAGGCGATGTTCAAGCCGGGCGCGAAATACCAGGGGTCCTGGTGGCAACCGCCGACCTTGCCGCCGGTACCGGAAGAAATCTGGATCGTGGAAGGCATCTTCGACGCGCTCGCCATGCTGCACGCCGAAGTGCCGGCGGTGGCGGCGATGTCCTGCAACAACTACCCGTCTGCCGCGCTGCAGGCGCTATCCGAACGCGCCGTCGCCGCCGACAAGAAGCGCCCGCGCCTGGTCTGGGCGCTGGATGGCGACAAGGCCGGCCGGGGCTATGCGCGGAAATGGGTGGAGCGCAGCACAACCGAGGGCTGGACTGCATCGGCGGCGGTGATTGCGCAGACCGGCGCGGTGAAGCTGGACTGGAGCGACATGTTCCAGCGCGGCCAACTCGCCGAGAAGGACCTGAATGAATACCGCTACCAGGGATCGCTGCTGCTCGCCGCCTCGCCGCAGGCCAAGGCGCTGCTGATGTACCGCCATGACGGCTACACCAACTTTTCCTTCAACTTCGACAACAAGCTGTTCTGGTTCAAGCTGGATCTGGACAAGTTCTCCAAGGCCATGGAGGCGGCCAAGAAGGAAGAAGTGCCGGAAGAGGAAGCGCGCGATCGCGCCATGCTGGAAAGCAATACCGTCACCGAGATCGCCAACTGCTACCCCACCGCGCTGTATTACCAGGCGCACGAACTGACCGACGAGAGCTGGTATTACCTGCGCGTGGACTTTCCGCACGATGGCCAGCCGGTCAAGAACACCTTCACCGGCTCGCAGCTCAGCAGCGCGACCGAGTTCAAGAAGCGCTTGCTCTCCATCGCCCCCGGCGGCGTGTTCACCGGCAGCGCCGGCCAGCTCGATGCGCTGCTGAAAATCTGGCTGGGTCGGATCAAGACCGTCGCCACCATCGACTTCGTCGGCTACAGCAAGGAACACGGCGCCTGGCTGTTCAACGATGTGGCGGTGAAGGACGGGCACAGCGTGGCGATCAACGACGAGGATTATTTCGAGCTGTCGCGCCGGCTATCCGTGAAAACGCTGGCACAGAGCGTGCACCTGGCGATCAACACCGATGAGCGCGAGTTTTCCACGGCCTGGCTGAACCTGCTGTGGAAGTGCTTCGGTGCCAAGGGCATCGTTTGTCTGGCGTTCTGGATGGGCAGTTTCTTCGCCGAGCAGATCCGCGCGGCCCACAAGAGCTATCCCTTCCTGGAAGTGGTCGGCGAGCCGGGCAGCGGCAAGACCACCATCATTGAATTCCTGTGGAAGCTGGCCGGCCGGCGCGATTACGAAGGTTTCGACCCGGTCAAATCCACCCAGGCGGGCCGCGCGCGCAACATGGCCCAGGTGGGCAACCTGCCGGTGGTGCTGATCGAAGGCGACCGGGGCGGCGAGGACACCTTCAAGCAAAAGGGATTCGACTGGGACGAAATCAAGACGCTCTACAACGGCCGCAGCGTGCGCAGCCGGGGCGTGAAGAACGGCGGCAACGAAACCCATGAGCCGCCCTTCCGGGGCGCGGTGGTGATCAGCCAGAACGCCACGGTGCAGGCGTCGGATGCGGTGCTGCAGCGCATCTGTCACCTGGATTTCGAGATTGCCGAACATACCCAGGCGACCAAGGCCGCGGCCGAGGCGCTGGAGCGCACCGAACTGGAGGCCGTCAGCGGCTTCATCCTGCGCGCAGTCCTGGCCGAGAAGAAGGTGCTGGAGGTGGTGGCGAAGCAAACCCCGCTGCACGAACGCGCCCTGTCCCGCGTCAGCGAGCTGCGCAACCTGAGGGTGATGAAGAACCACGCCCAGTTGATGGCGCTGGTCGATGCCCTGCCGACCGTGGTTCCCATCGATGACGAACGGCTCGAAGCCGCGCGCAAACACCTTGAGCAGATGGCGCTGGAGCGGCAGCAGGCGATCAACTCCGACCATCCGCTGGTGCAGGAATTCTGGGACGTCTACGACTACCTGGAAGGTGATGAAGACGAGCCGCGCCTTAACCACAGCCACAACTACGACTCCGGCGAGATCGCCATCAACCTGAACCACTTCGCCGCCGTGTGCGCCGACCGACGTCAGCAGATACCCATTCTGAGCGATCTGAAGCGCTTCCTGCGCACCAGCCGCACCCGCAAGTTCATCGAGAT